GAAATGATTTCAAGATATTATTCATAACGTGATAAGTCATTTCCGCAAATGCTTCACAACCAACTGCGTCGACTATACGCAAGTCAACGACGCCGCTATCATTAAACCCACCACCAATGTTATTTAATTCGACAAAGGTATCCAAATGTGGGTCATCCATTGCAATGAGCATTGTATGATCAAACATATGATCTGCCCATGCCTTAAAAGCTTTTAGACCACCAAAGTCCATAACCCAATTTTTCTCATCGAGTGTTTCTGACTTAAAAATTAATTTAATACCAATTGAATAGCCATGCAGAGTAGAGCAATGACTGTGATCTGCTTTCCATTGGCGAAAGCAGCAACTCAATCCTCTATCGGTACCATAAGTCTTTGTTGAGTAGTACATTATTGCTCCTCTAAATCTTTAAATTTAATTCGTTGAATCATATTCTTATCACAATATGTTTCAATACGCCTATCAATATATTCATCTAAAAGACTTTTAAATCTTTCTTTAGTGTGCGGTAAAACATTCTGACGAATATTATCGGCCTGTCTCCACTCACCTTCATCATTATGATGCCATCATTATGATGCCACTCATCATCGAGTGTATCAATTAACTTTTCTAAAGACTCAATAAAGTCTTCAATAATGTCAGAACTTTTTCTCATTTCAAGTGTCCTACGTGCCCCAAGCGTTTTTCCAGAGCTGTACTTGAAGACGTGGTGTATAACGCCAACCATGCTTCATTGCCAACTCTGCAACCCACTTCTCATTATCATTATAATGCATAGTAGTACCGCCTGCAGGCATAAGATAAATTGGTATATTCATCATACCTACATCAATTACCTTTGAGTAATCATCAATAGCCTTAAGTACATCTTCATAATCGTCTTGATTAGAAACTACCCATTTAAAATATGTTAAAGCAGAATGATGATAGTATTGCTGTACTACATCTGGCTTAATAGCATCTTCCCATTTTTCACCAGACGAAGGTAGCTTGGAAGAAACACTGAAAGTAATATTTAATGCTGGATAATAAGGGTTACTATCTAACCATTCAATAAATTCATCTTTTAATTTTTGTGTACCGTTTGTTTCAAACGTAATATGAGACAATTCCATATTACGTTCTGCTAACTCTTCAAACAACTCAGTATAAGCACGTTGCCATCCTAATAGAGGTTCACCACCAGTAAGAATTAAATGCTTATCAGGACCAAATTTACCTTCTGGTAAAAGCCCTTGCATCTTATCAACGATATCAGAGATTTCCATCATAGGTGAAAGATGTTTAAAACGTGGATCCCAAGAAGCGTAAGAATCACAGCCAGTATGGACAAGAGGAAGAGAATTATAGTCGGTGTATTGTTCGGGGTCGACGCTGAGCCGCTCATTAGAAAGACTTCCACGAGGCATACTAAACCCAGCACACTTGAAATTACAACCGAACACCCGAAGAAAAATCGAAGGAGTGCCAAGGTATTGCCCCTCTCCTTGAAGTGAATAGAATAGCTCTGCTACTTTAATTTTAGACATTATTTGCTCCTAGTTTTGTTTAATCAGTGGAAGGGCACTGATCACTTATTTATATCTACTTGCTGATCTACCATATCTACGTCTGCAATTTTTTCAAGTTTTAATGCTTCGTCAAGAATACGATTAAACTCATCGCTAATTGCATCTTCTAGTTCTTGAGGAACTGGCTCATTAAACTTGACTAATTCATTATCTTTTTGAATTTTAAAAATATCAACTGCTGCAAATAATTTACCGTCTTCATCTTCTTTAATAAAAGGCTCGTTAGGAGGAAACGCAATAAAATATTCCCCTATTCTAAATCCTTCTCTTTTACTTTCCTCTACCATTGTAAAATCCTTTCAATGCTTTATCTCTATGAAATTTATTTGCTCTATTAAAAAATAAGACGCCGTCAAGGTGGTCTAATTCATGTTGAAATACTCTTGCTGTAAGTCCGTCAAATGCCATAGTGGCTACTTGACCTGACGGTGTTTGAAACCTAACTCTAATATTTTTCGGACGTTTAATCTTGACATTAACACCAGGAAAAGAAAGACAAGCTTCTTCTAGTAATTCTGTTTCTGTACTATTATATACTATTTTTGGATTAAAGCAAACATAATTCTCTGGATATCCTCGCATTACAAAAACTCTGTAAGGTACCCCTACTTGGTTTGCTGCAAGACCGACTGCTTTATAGTCATTCATAAGCTGCAATAAAAGAGTTCCTAATTCATAAGGATCGCCTGGCGGGTTAGCAAAGTCAAACTCTTCGCAAGGTGTAGTAAGAATTGTATCTGGATATTTTACTAAATGCTCTTCACTCATTATTTACCTGCCAAATATGTTTTGTTTAACGTAGTATGATTTTCGTCAGCGGGACCCCAATCACTATCTGGTTGATAAGCAATGATTCTCATATCAGAATTTTCAGTTCTAAACCTATGTAATTCTTGAGGTTCTAAACAAAAAATTGAACCCGGAGATAATTCTTTTTCTTCTCCTTTTAGTGTAGCATATCCTTTACCGTTCACTACACATCCCATTCTAAGTGTAGGAAATGAATGAAAATCCTGCTCAATATTTAAAGGTAAATATAAAAAATTTAAACTAGGATTGCCGGAACGAGGAGGGTATACAAGCAATGTATTTGAACTACCATCTATATGAGAAAGCCGGCCAATATTTTCTGCCAAACCTACAACTTGTTGCCCTAAAAACCCTAACCTTACAACAGTAAAAATTAAACTCGGTGTACTTATTACAACTTTTTCATCTCTTACTGGAAAACTAAAATAGTTTTGATTTTTAATAAAATACTCTTTATCGCCTATAAGTATTCTACCTTCACCAAAAGCATAACCATAAATGGTTGAGTAATTTACTTTTAAAGTTCTTGTTTGTCTATAAACAGTGTGACTATAAGAAGGATACATAGTACTTCTTGCGTCTATATCTTGATGATCACCTAAATTAAATAACAGCATAATTAAACCCATTCCTCCAATATACCAATAATTTCAGCAGCTCCAATAAAAAAAGCAAACCATTCTAATGAAATTATGCTCTGAGCAGCAAAGAAACATCCTACGATACGAATAGCACTTTTTGCATAAGACATGTAGGTATGCCACTTGCGATATCTTTCTTCAAAATCACTCATTTAGTATCACCATATGATATTGCAGAACTTATAGGACTAACATATGCTATAGTAGGACAATTAGGAATATTACATACTACTGCACTCGGTCCTGTTTTACCACAAACACGACATGCCATCCAGGCATTATCTTGAGGTCTCGTATTGAGCATTGGGTTGGTAATATAAAATTTTACCGCATCATTATAACCATCCCTATAGCCTTCTTTATAGGCTTTTAGATCTTTAATTGTATTATCATCATTCATGCTGCAATTCCTGAAAAGTTTTTAACTTTAACAAACTTAATAACGTTAGCAAATTTATCATAAAGTTGATCCACTTTATGACTAATAATAAATGTATTTGTATCCTGAGTTAAGTTACCAATAATTTTAAGAAACTCATCAGTACCATTAGAATCAAGCGAGCCGTCCAGAACTTCATCCATAATAAGTAAATTAGTAGAAGCACTATTACGAAGCTTAGCAATTGCTCTCCAAGTAAATAAAATAGCGAGGTTGATTCGCATTTTTTCACCTTCAGAGAATGAGGCATAGGAAAACTCATCTCTAAATCTCGACTTAATAGTCTCATTAAAATTCTCATCTAACTCAAAGTTAACAAAAAAATCCATTGCAGCAAGATACTTATTAATTAACTTATTAATAATTGGTATATACTGCTTAATAATTCTTGCCTTAATACCATTGTCCTTAAGAACAATTGCAGCAATATTATAAGCATCTTTATCTCTTAGTAGTTCACCTTTTTGCTCTGCAAGAGTACCTATATTTGTTTCTAACTCTTTCATAGTATCATCATTTAATATCAAATCATCTGATTTCTTCTGCAATTCATCAATATCTTTTGCTGCTTTTTTGCATTGGGAAAGAAGACCTGTTATGCTATTTGAGTGTGTAATTTTCTCAATGTTAAGTGATGTAATTTGCGATGATATATTAGCAATTATTTGAATTCGATCCTGGATGTTTTGTATTTCTTCACGGAGTTGTTCAATCCCGCTGCTAGTCTCTTGCATTTGGTTTTCTTTAGATGCAACAGTCTCGCACTTAAAGTCATTATCAATGCCCTGCTTACATGTAGGGCAAGTATCATGTAAATTAAAGAACTCGATTTCTTTTTGGAGTTTGGCAAGCTTATCGTCAAGCTGGGTCTCGAGTACTTGTAGTTTTTTTTGTTTTTTACTAACTTGGTCTTGATCATTAATCTGCTCATTCAAAGCTCCAATTTGCTCATCAAGAGAAGTAATAGATGTTTTCTCAGTATCAATTTTACTCATATAGTCTTTAATATCAGATTTTAATTTAATAATCTGCTCTTCTGAGTTCTTTTGTAATGCAACAATATGCTGGTGCTGCATTTTAATTTTTTCAGAAGTTAAATCGTATTGATATTCTACTTCCATAAGAGTAGCATTGTTATTATTAATCTTTTCTTTAAGTAAACTATTCATAGTAGAAAAGATTTGAATGTCTAAAAGATCCTCAATAACTTCTCTACGAGATGCAGCTGGTAACTGCATGAATGGTACAAAGGAAGCTGATCCTAATACAACTACCTGACAAAACGATTTATGATTTAACTTTAGTATTTGCTTTTCAAGCACGTCTTGATAATCACGGTTGTCAGCATCCTGACTAATCATTTTATTATTTTGGTATACCTCAAATACTGCAGGCTTTAACCCCCGTATAATTTTATATTTGTGACTACCAATATCAAACTCTAACTCTACAATAAGATCTTTCTTATTAATAGAGTTCATAAGTTGTGGTTTATTAATTTTACGAAATGGCTTGTTATATAAAGCGAAAGACAATGCATCAAGCATTGTCGATTTACCTGCACCGTTTTCACCTACTACTAATGTAGTGTTTGTTTTGTTTAATACAATCTCAGTAAAACTGTTACCGGTTGATAGAAAATTTTTCCAACGAATAGTCTTAAAATATATCATTAATGATCTCAACCACCTATCATTTCAACTTCAGCATCAGTTTCAATCCAGAGTTTAGCACCACAAGGTCTAGGTTTATCTGGACGATAGACCATACGTGACGGTCCCTTAATGTCTACTTCCATACAATACTTAACTACACCATTCTCTTCAACACGAACTACCGGTTCTTGTCTACCATGCTTAGCATTTTGCTGAATGATGTTACGATTAATATGTATAATTTTCATAAAATGTTATGAGCTTCAATATACAGGCTTTGTATAATATTTTCAACTCTTTTATGGTCTGTATTAATATTCATACCAGTAATAAAATTACGAACAATAGTCATTGTATCTTCTGCTTCACTAACAATATCAGAATCTGCTTCTAAGTTAAGATTAAAATGATCCTCTACAATTTGCAGATCTGCTGCACCTGACTTCTCAAGTCTTTCAATTACTAGATCAAACCAGTATGGGTTTGTTTTATTTTTAATAATAACTTTAACGTAGCAGTCTTTATAACTTTCAGCATCAAATACTAAAACCTCATCCATCTGCTTATTAATATCATCATAGAAGAACTTCTTAAACGATGTATGCGGGTTAGATATAAATTCTAACGACCTAGCGCGTGTATCAAGGATATGAAAGCCTTTATCATCACCGTAATCAGACCAAGTATATTGAGCAGGAGTACCAAGATAAAAAATATTAGAGCTATTGGAACGAGTATGATAATGCCCAGAGCAAACGAGATCGAATTTATCAAAGATCTTAGGATCATCACCATGGTCTGATACATGCCCTCTATACATCTCATAACCGTTTAACTCCAAATGACCAAGTGCAATAGGTGCAGTGGTTCTGTTAATATAATCTAACGTAATTTCTCTATTCTCATCGCATATCCAAGGAATAAGAAATACACTTGTCATATCTCTTAGTTGTAGCCATACAGGCTTTTCATATATAAGATGAATATTAGGATAGCGTCTTTTCTCTAGATCTGGATGAGGTGTTTTTGAATCACCAATCAACTCTACCAATGCATTTACATTATTAGTATTCTTATAAAACGTATCATGATTGCCTGCAATAATATGCATGGTCATTCCGCGTTCTTGGATAGGATCTAAAAAATCTTCGCGTAGACGTTTTGCCGTTACGTAGTTGATATACTTGCGACGATCAACAAGATCCCCAAGATGAATAATATTAGTAATACCTTCTCTATCGAGGGTTGGAAAAAAGATTTCATCTAAAAACTTCTTCATTTGGTTGTGCATGATAAGAGAGTCATTTCTGACTCCCCAATGAGTATCAGTTATCAAAGCAATTTTCACTCATGAACTCCATTTACGAGCATCATTAGGATCTGATGACTCTACAAATTTTTTCTTTCTTACTGGCGTAAAAGTAGGCTTTGTACCAACGCCATTTGCTTTCTTTAGCATATCATCACAATAGTCACGAATAGCTTCTAATCTAAGAGCATAATTAGTTTTCATATGTTCCACTTTAGTAGAAACTAAATTTTCTGCACAGTCAATAACTACTTGCGGAATCATATGCATTTTATTCTGGTTCTGGCTCATAAAATTTCTCCACTCCTACTCTACGGGCTTTACTTTTCTTTTGTTTTTCTGCTTGCTTCTTATCATAAGATTCAACCAGGCCCTTCATATATTCGTTATCTAAATTAACACTAACATTTCTATCATCTTCACCAATACCTTGTTCTGCCAACATACCTTCGAAATAAAAATTCTCTAATGTTTTTTGTTTAATATAAAGATGCTTCTTTTCTTTATCTATTCGTCTAATAAAAGCAAACCAAATAATCTGAGTAAAATATGCAAATGGATTATCTGATTTTTCTGGGTTGAAATTATTTAAATAATTAACACAATTTTCTAAACCATCAGAGATCATCTCGTCTCTAAACGTATAACTAATAAAGTTAGGTTTTAAAGATAGTCTCGTGGCAATTTTAAAAAGACATTCACCAATATAGGAAGGTATTCTTGGTTCTTCTTTGCCTTCAGCTTTAGCTTCATCTACGTTCTTTTTATGTAGTAGCAATGCTGTGTAAAATTTTTTATTATCAATATAATGCTTACCAGCTTTTGGAGAAGGTCTTGTAGATACAGCCATAAAAATTAACCTTTGTAATATCTAAATAAAATAATAACTTTATTATAAGTTATTTTAAGTAATTAATGCAACGTCTTTATTTTTATTTGAGGAATTTTTTTAACCTCAGACGGAGCTTCTTCTGTAGATATTTTAATTTTAATAGGCTGTTCTTTAAGATCTGTTACTATTTTTGCATAGTAGTCTTTAATATCTAGATCTACCAAAGCAACACTAATAATACTGCTTTTGTTAAATGATACAACACCAGCCTTTGCATAAGGAATATATGGCATTGTGTAGATATAAGGATCTTCTTTGTATAAAATAACTGGATATTCTACTTCTAAAATATCTTCTTCTTCTCTTAGTACTTTACCAATAATAGGTTGACAGCCTGGTATTGTTATTAAAATAACTTCAGGTAAATTCATTTACAACTCCGTATTGAAGATTCTATAATCAAAACCTTCACTGTTATAGATATTTAGTCTTTCGGTAAAATGCTGTAGAGTGAAGTTAGTATGCGTTTTATGTTTTAAATCATCTGCAATATCATATAAAGACATTTCATTCTTATCGTCACCTATACGCAGACCTCTACCTATTGATTGTAAAATTCGAACCCTAGACTTAGAAGGAGAAGCAAGAATAACATTATGAAGATTTCTAATGTTGATTCCCGTAGAGAAAGTACCATAGCTTGCCACAATGATAGCATTGGATTCTCCTTCAATAATTCCTCTAATTCTTTCTCTGTCATCTCCGTCAACTCCTCCATGTACAAAATATATTTTACGATCTGGTTCTTTAGCTGTAAGCATATTATGTAAAAGCTGACCGTGCTTCTCTACATACTGAAAAAGTACTAATGAATTACCTTTAAGAGATAAAGAAAGATTTCGTATGAACTTGTTACGTTTTTCATTCCTTACCAAGAAGTCCATTTCTTGTTGGTATGTAAAATTCTTTGCTAGTAACCTATCATCTGAAGCGTACTGGAGTATTATAGCCTTTATTTTTAAATTGGCAACATAATTCTGTTCCATTAACTCCGTTGTTGTAGTTACCTGTTTAACAGGGCCAAATAAACCTTCAAGAGTAATTCTGTTAGTTAAAGAACCATCTAATGTACCAGTAAATCCAAAACGGTATCTACATCCAATTAATTTTTCCATAATAGACTTAAGAGAAGTAGCTTTAAACTGATGAACTTCATCTCCTATAACGCAACCAAATTGATTAAACCAGTCTTTAGGCATTTTGTAAATCGATTGCCAAGTTGATATCACGATAGGGCTGTCTGATACTTTATCTACACCAGCTGTAATACTATGAATATTTAATGCTTTGCCTTGATAGTCTTCAAAGTCTTTTTTCATTTGCATAACAAGAGATACCGTAGGTACTATAACAAGCACCTTCTGTTTCATAAGCTTGTTATAGTATCTTGTTAGAAGATAAATTATAAGTGATTTACCAGAAGCAGTAGGAGATAAAAATATACCACGTTCTTGCTCTACAGCTAATTGGAAAGAATGTATTTGATAATCTCTAGGAGGCTTTGTAAGCTTAAAAGCTTCTATTATCTCATTTACATTATCAAATATAGCATTGTATTGTAATTCAGGATCTACTTCTATATAATAATTACGCGATGCAGCAAACTCAGAAATCTCCTTGACCAGTCCTGTATAAGTCAGGCCAGTCAAAGAGTTGAGCAGTCTTATTTTACCATCCCAGAATTTATTTTTGTAAGCAGGAGAAAATTTAGCCCCTGGTACATCAAATGTAAGATGTTCGGAAAGTTCTTGTATTACCGAGGGCTCACTAGCAACCTTCAGGTAAACTTCATTTACCTTTTGCAGCTGCACTTTATCACGCACCCACCTTGAATCTCTCATAGTCTATTGCACTCTTAATAAGGTATCCCCTATTACTTATCGATTTGATAATCGACTCGAGCGTATCAACTTTTTCTTGCTGCATTGCAAGTCTGAGATTTAATTTAATAATATCTTGGTCTGCATCGATGTAGGTACCAACTTCTGACTTAAGTACCGACAGACGAAATGGCACCCATCCATTTGCTTTAAGGTCTTCTTCTGGTAGAATACCTCTATAGTAATCTGCCTTTAATAAGACTATCTGCTTACGTTCCTCTTCCATTCTACGAAGGAGAAGTCTTTCTTCTGTATATGCGCGGAGATATTTACTGTGAAGTTTAGGTATTTTAAGAGCTTCTTCACCCAGCTCAGTACGATCCATGTTGCAGTCATCTGCCCATGAATCCAGTATTTCTTCGAGTTTCATAACTAACCTTAAAGTTTCACTACCGTAAATAATTTATATTTAAATGTAACAGATGCAGTTATATAGTTAACGTCGCTATCTGTAACATTAAATTCGATATTACTAATGTCAATAGGAAATAAATCCTGAAATCTGACTTCGACATTTGGTACCATACCACTGTTTAGTATAGTTAATGTTGCATCAGAATACAACGTATTTGGGGTACCAGTTTGAGCATCTTTTAAATTTTGATACTGGCTGAAAGATTCTGGGAACCCTAATGATATAAGCCAGTTATATATTTCAAAGTAATCTGCCATATCTTCATCGACCCTAAAAGTCATCTCAAAATCACCATAAGACAATTTGTGCCCGGCAATATCGATATTCTTAAATGGTGATGGTAGTTCAGATACAGCTAAAGAAATAGAAGGTAAGACTGCTTCAGTCACAAAAAAATTAAGGTTAGGTGCACGCTTAAGCTTGAACCTAAACCCTAACGGTGATAGAAAATTTATATTTTTTGGTTGATCTTGTAAGATAGCCATAATAACTCCTATATGGAGTATTTATGGTACCTTATTTTGTTTAAGATCTCTGACTGTTTCAAATGCTCCTCTAATTAAGTTAGCCATCAACAAAATAAAAGCGCCAACCGTTACTAAAATAGTTATAAACAGAGACAAAACAAACATAAGATCTGCTGGAGAGTAGCAAGCTTGCATATTAAAAGTAGGCATTAGTTTAACCTTTCTTATTAGATCTGACAGCAAATCCTGCTGTAAGAATAGCTGCAGCAAACCATGTCTCAAGTGAATAAGGAATATTAAGAACAGGAAACAATGTATCCAATGCCCATATTGTAAGCAAAGGTCCGATAATAACCAATACCAAAGCACCCAACACAATCATTAATTTATCCATATTTTTATCCTTTATTTTCTACTATTTTAATATTAAACTCTTCAGTTATATGACATACCGTACCTTTTTTACCTGACCAAATATATGCTACACTTAGATCATCTTCTAATAATCTTTTTACATATTCACGTGCTTCTTCATATAAAGAAAATGTATCAGGGAGTATACCTTTATTGCCATAATCATAAAAATGTATTTTAAAGGTTGACATATTAAAACGTCTCCTCTAATTCATATTCTTCTTTTTCTTCATATATTGGATCAGTATTAATCCACACAGTACTGAATTTCAAAATACCGGAGTAGTATTCGACTTGAAAATCTGATACAAATTCAAACGTACGACCTTGCGGAGTATTTAATTCCGGACCATCCCACTGCAATATACCGATAGTACCGGAGTCTACCCAATATTCATTATCTTGTATATCAAAATAACCGCCATCCCCGTATGCAGTTTTAAGAATAACATACTTACGACCATCATAAAGAGTATGAACTTTACCGTCAATATGATCAATCATCTGATCCCATATCATCTCGTCACGGTAGCAAAGATCACCAATGAGATAACGACCAGCAGGAAGAGTAACAGGATTCATTATTTAAGCTCCATCATAAAAGAAGAATTCGTACACAGCACATAGACCTAAAATGCCTAGCCCCATTTCAAGCCAAGTAGAATAAGCTATTATTACTTCTACCATATTATCCTACTACCCAAAAATAGTCATAAGATAATTCTTCAGATACTTGCTCAGTATAACTTTCTATAGTTTTTTCATCAGTAGAAAACCAAGAATTATCACCGCTATAAAAAAATTCCTCACAGTACTCTAGAAACTCTTCTTC